GGCGTTATACGAGATATTAGGATAGCTCACGAGCGCAAAGCCTGCCGCTCGTGTTGCCAAGGCTACTTGTAAATCCATCGTAGTCCTATTTGTGGCTGCGTCATACTTCCACGCCATCGCCGTTGGGCTCATAGGGTCGGAATAATATAGATTGACTGAAGCCGCTCGGCCAGTAATCTCTGTATAACCATTTTTGCCAACTTCTGCATATATACCTAACTGTTCGGGCGTAGGTTCTGCTGGCCGAACATCCAAGCGCCTCGGCTGGACTTCTCCAACGGCAATAAGCTGAGAGTAGCCCAAGTCGGTGTTAAAGAGCAGGAAGTCGCTCGTTGTGGCTGTCGGTTCGCAATCGCCTGTAAAGCTCAACGGAGCAAAGGCGTAAATCTTAATATATCGTTTCTGCCCAGAGTGAGCGTGGCGATAGTCATATTTGCAGATATAAATGTTAGTTTCGTCCGATTCTACCCAAATCATAAAGTCTGTATTGCTGGAAAAAGATTTTACAAGCGGGTGGCTTGCGGTAAAAGTATCCGTATCGCTCCAAATACCAAAACACAAGGGCGTAAAGTTTAGCCCATGCGCTATGGTTATAGTTTGGTTGCTTGAACTGTCGCAAGCAAGCTCATATTCCTTGAAATAAACTATCTGATCGTAAGGATAGTCGGAGTTAGCTATAAAGTTTGTCGGAATCTGCATTAGTCAATCTCTGTAAGGACATTAAAGCCTACTTTAGTCATCCATATACCTACACGGCCATCTCTAGGCGCTTGGCCTATAAGCGCCCTTGGCATCCCTTTAGCATCATAGATTAGTAAGCCGTAACGCCCGTTAGGAAGCTTGCCGAAAGTAATCTGATTATTCTCACCCTTTGATACCGTTTTAGTAAAGGCCTCGGCATCGAGTTGCATAAAGTTCTGGTTAATCTGTTGCAAAGCCGCCTTTGTGCTTTGTGTGCTTGTGATAGGGGTAAATCTGTTAGGCATTTTGCACTCCTTATCTTATTCTTTGAGTTTGAATCGTTAGCGTATGGCTACGGAAGATGACCGGCTCAAACGCTGCTATGTGCTGATAGCGAATCTGGCAGCGGTAAAACTCACCATTGACCTTTGGCGTAGTCGTATGGACGGTCGGAATTGCTGGCACTCCATAATCGCTAGGGTTATCCCAGACGTAATCCGTAATAATAGGAACTTGGCGCTGTAAGTCGATAGAAAAGGCGTATTTTACTTGATCGCTAAAGTCTTGCGAGTAGCCGCACTCGACCGTATAGGCTCGCTCGGTTGTAGCGAACTCTGGCCGCCATTTGGTGATACGTTTTAGCTGGCTAGTTGAGCCGCAGTGCTGATAAGCCGTTTCGAGATTAAAGGCGATTGGCTGGCCTAAGTTGCTATAATCACCGTCCTCGTTAATCATAATCAATCCAATACGGCTATGACCGCACAGGAAGCGCCCAGAGGCGTTTTGACGGGCTGAGGTGCATCCAACATAGGTATTTGAATCAAAGCTCTCCCAGACCCTTAGATTTATGTTATAGACGAAGCACGAGTTAAGCTCTGCGCCATTGTTTGAGAAAAAGACATATAGACGGTTTTTGTAGAGGTCTAGGCGGATAGTTTCCTTGTTAGGGATAGCATCGTAGGCGTTTTGGATGGTGTTTTGCGTTAGGCTCTGCTCGCTTGAGCCATCGAAGATATAGACACCGTTATCGTTAGCGTAATAAGCATAGTTGAGGTCGCAGACTACGCTCTCTTGGCTAAAAGTGCCGCCCTGGGCGTTGCTTGCCTGCTGACTCCACGAGTCGGCGCTCTGTGCATACATAAGGTATTTATTGCGCCTTGTTTGGAAATACATAACGCCCGCAAGGTTAAACATCGCCGTTAGAGGGTCGCCCGTCTTGATCGCTGGGAAGTTCTGATAGAAATCTACGCCAAACTTATCGTAGCTAGATATAACTGTCGGAGTAGTATCGACAATCGTTAGGCTTACAGTCGTGCCAGATATGGCCGTAACTTCTGCCGTGCTTCTGCCTTGGCCTGTAATCCAATCGCCAACGGCAATAGCTGGGTAATTAGGCGTAATTGTAGAGGTATCCACCGTTAAAGTATCGCCTGGTTGTCCGTCTATGCGCTCTGTTGTGCTATATGCTGGGCTTTTGGCGTAAGAGTAGCCATAAGGGTAAGTCCAAACGGCTTCTGTGTCTGGCTCGGATGCGAAATACATCAAGTTATCGCTCGTGCCGTTCATGATGTTAGTAGGCGTAATCTGCAAGTCGGTATCAGTTGCAAGGTCGAGCGTGTCGATTTTGGTATCGCTCCATGAGTTGCTAGGGTCTAGCAAGCGTGGGCTTTCCGTGCCATCAACATAGCGTATCTGGTTCAAGTTCTGGCTATATCTGACCGTTCCTGCGCCAGTTGGGAGCGTTCTAACGGCCGTCATTGTGCCGTTTTCTGCCATGCGGTATAAAATACCGTTCTGCGTGAATAAGACCGTCTTAGAGCCGTCTATGTTGGCCTCAAAGATAGAATCTATGCCACCAGCCGTGCAAGTTAATAGAGCGCCTGCTAGAGCGTTGGAGCTTGCAGATAAAAAGGTGTCGTTAGCCGTGCTTGATTGCGAGTTAGCTTGCGCCGTAGCCGTAATGGTTACGGCATCACCCTCGACAATATCTGGCGCAGCGTTAAATAGTGCATCGAACGATCCGTCCGTTGTTTCTAGGTCGCTTGGGTTAATGCAAGTTGTGTCTGCTAGTTCATCGTTGATATAGAGCGATAGCTTAGCGATAGGAGCTTTAGTAGCGTCGCCGAGCCTTTTGGCCGTAAGCCTGAAGCCGCATATACGAGCATTTGCCGTAGCCGTGAAGTTATATGCTCCTGTAATGGTCGCTAGGCTTGCTGTAAGGCCCGTGGTTGCGCCGTTTGTTGCTAGGCCTATAATATTGCTACTTAGTGCTTTTAGACCGCTCCTAGTGCCATATTCGCCTACTCTATCGAAGCGAGCATCTTGCGCAAGCCTTAGCTCGTCCGTTCCCATCGTATCATTTGGCTTATAGGTTGCTACGCCTTTAGCAAAGTTGGTGGTAGTTGGAGCGCTCTTGCGAGTGCCTACATTTGGCACGTTGCGCTTTACAAAGTTTGATTTAACCGCCATTAGTTCCAATTCCTTATAATTACAGGCAATTTAGCCCTGTTAGCGTTTGCGAGCTGGCGTGGGCAGTAGCGTAGCTTCATGTTGGTTACTAGCTCGTCCATCTTAGCCTCATAGATGCCGGCATAGTCGAAGTTATCACGGCGTTGCTCACAGCGAGCTAGAGCGCCTAGAACGAGGATTTCGCCATACTCTGCAGGAATTAGTGGCTTATCGCTGTCGGAGGCCATAGCGCACGGTTTAGCTAGGTAGTATAACGATAATTCGTAGAACTTGTCCTCACCAGTCGGAGTTTTATCGTTTTCAATGCTTGGCAGTCCGTAAAAAAGCTGGTTACCGAAGATTGTATATTTGTAGTTTTTGCGAGAGTCGTCCTTAGCTAGTGCGAAGAACTCCTCTTTTGGCATATATTCTAGCGGTAGAACTCCCCGCTCGTTTTTGGCTGTTAGAGTGAATAAGCTCTGATAGTTGCGAGGTAGTGGCAAGATGTCCGAGCCTTGAGTGGTAGCTTGATAGATTTGCTCCAAAAATTGATATTCTTCATCGCCTACGACATCGAAGTAGGCATCATTTAAGAATTGCGTAATAGTGTCCGTATCGAACTCTTGATCATCGAGCTTTGTTTTAATTCGGGCTATTAAGCCACCAAGGTTATAGTTTGAGTCCATTATGTAATGCACTCGCAACGCCAATTACCTTTATTTTAGCACACACCAAAAATCCCCCTCGGCCGTAGGGGGATTATGTCTAAGTAAGCTTTTCCGAAGCTTTAGATTAGCTCAAAGAGCCAGTGCCGATAGCAGCGACAGCGTTCTTCTTACCGTTCAAGATGAATGAATCATAAACGAAGCGGCCACGAAGAACCTTACCATCAACGAGTTCAGAGTCGTCAATAATCTTAACGCTCTTAATCTGCTCAACACCGAGCAAAGCACGCTTGTGGCACATAATTGCGCTAGTGTTGGATGGGAAGTAGCTGGACGGAACTTTGACAACTGGAGTGCCGTCAAGTTCGCCTACAAAGCCACGGCCGAGAAGCTTGCCGTTGTATTCGGAAGCATTAACGGTAGTAGTAATCTGAGTCTTAATTGCGTTGTAGAAAGTTGGGGTAACCCAGAGGACACGGCCGCTCTGTGGAGCTTTAGCTTCATCAAGAGCTGCGCTCATTTTCAAGACATCTTCGTAAGCGTGGCCAGCCGTTGGAGCGTAATACTGTGAAACAGCAGCAGCGCCGATAGCAGCCTTGAGCAAGCGGTTAGCATCGACAGTTGGAATAACCTTTTCTTCCATCTGAGCTTTAAGAACTTCGCCAGCTTTCTTAGCGAGAGCCTGCTGCTGGTAGTTGCCCTCGTCAATCGTGAGCTTAAAGCACTTATCGTTGCCGATAGTGTAAGCGGTTACGATGTCCTGAATTTCGTTGTTACCACCGAAGCGGTCGCCAGTGCTGGTGCGATCATAGTTAGATAGATCGACAGTAGAAACGGTATAGACCTCAACAGTCTTAGCGCCCGTGAAGTCGTAGTCTTTGTTAATGTAAGCATCTGTGTAAGAGCCAGCGGTAAAGAGCTGGTCAAGCTTGCCAGAATACTTGGTAGCAAGGTTGATTGCCATTTTAATTTATCTCCTAGAATAATTGAAAGGTTGAGTTATTCGCCAAACAATCCAGTCAAAAATGGGTCGTCTTGTTCGGCTTTGCCAAACTGTGCGGAGTTAGTAGCGTTGCTACTTGGCCTCTTTGCAGCTTGTCTAGCAGCCATCTCGTTTTCAATCTCCTTGCGAAGATTGGCTTTTAGGTCATCGACTTGCTTAATGCCGCAGCCTGCGAGCCTATAAACATCGTCCAACGGTAAAATACCGTTATTGACTAGCATGCCCATTGTGTAAGGTGTGCCAGTTAGAGGGTTAATCTTCGGGTTACCCTGGCTATCGACGATAGGGCGGCTGATATACTCAACCATCTTCTGCTCGTCCTCTGCGCTAAGGTTGTGCGTAGATTTCCACTCTTTTGTCTGCATCTGAATCTCAAGATTGCGCACTCTATTTAGTGCCTCTTGGTCAGGGAGCGCTGTCTGTTGGTTCTGCTGTGCCAACTGTCTTTGCAGTTGTGCTGTCTGTTGCGACTTGTTGTAAGCCAACTTTTCAGAATTACGATACATATCGGCGATTTTCCGAATTGCGTTCGGGTCGCTTGGATCTATACCTTTTTTCGCTAGAAATTCGTCTATGCCATCGCTTGTTTGTGTTTCTTCTTGTGTAGATTCAACGGCAGGCGATTCGTTAGCGGTTTCTTCGCTATCTGTTTGCTCATTGGTTTCCTCTACTGCCGAGCCGTTTTCTTCCGTTGCTTGTTCTTCCATAGAGCCGTTAGCTACCGATTCCATGTCAGAGGCTTCAAAAAGAGCGTCCTCAGTTCCAGTTTGTTCGTCCATGAACTCTCCTAATTATTTGTTATGGTTGCTTCGGTGGATTGCTCCACCAACGGCTCGGCACTATCGTACTTGGCGTTACGCCTGTTCTTCACAGGATTTTTAGTTGATAACTAAATGTAGGAGAATACTTATAATTTCTTATTCTTAAAAGGAGATAAAAGTATTTCATCTTACTTATAGTGCCGAAGCGCTGGCTCATTATGTCGCTTCGTTGTTAAGGTGCTTGGTCGTTGTTGGCGTTACTGTTCTTCGCCGTCTGTTTCGTTCTCTGGTGGTTTGAGCCATTCAAAGATTTGTGCTACTGCCTCGGCTGCCGCTACTCGTTGTGCGATATAGTCATTGCCGAGTTGTCTTGTTACCCCTAGCATAGCACTATTCAAAAAACCTTGCTCAAAATCTTTAATACCTGCTAGAAGCTTCGCTCCTGTATCGGTGCGAAACCATCTATTTACTATCTTCTGTTCTTCTTTAGAGAGCTGGTTCTGCATTTAATTGCTCCTGTTGCATTATGTCTTGTGCCATCATGTCCTGGGTGGCCATATCTTGCATTTCCGGCATTGGTTGCGCCATTGGTGGCTGTTGTGGCTGTGCTGGCGTTATAATTGCCGCTATTTCTTCCTGCGATAAGTCTGGCATCATCTTCGGATACATGATTCGTTTAGCTTCCTGCAAGTTGTTTGTAGGGTCTGCGATAATCATCTGATAAGCATTTGTATAAGCTTCCTGCTTCTCGCTCTTTTCGAGCTGTGCTTGGACATCGAGTGTAACCATTGGCGTATAATCGCCGATAAACTTGCTCATCTCGACATTTTCAAAGCTAACGCCGTCCTCGCCTACCTTGCGAATCATATAGCTATCGTCTGCGTAAAGCTTCAATAACTTGAAGACGATAGTAGCCTCTTGCATAAAGAAGCCTTGTGCGAGGTTGTCAGCCTTTTCTCTGATACGAATATCTGCCTGTCCGAGCATAGCCTTAATTTCGGTCGCTGTCGTGCTGTCGGTGGCTGTAATGCCCTTGCTAATCTCTGATACGCTTGCGCTCTCTCGTATTTCTCCCTTAATGTTGTTACGCTCTGCAAAAGCGTTGGTTGGGATTGCTGGCGGCGTGTTCCAGTCCATAGCGCCAGCTGGGAGTGGATATACCTTGCCTGGCATTGGGTCGAGGTTGTCGAGCTTGCCTGCGAATTTAGGGTCAATACGGCGTTCTGGGTATAGCTGGTATAGCACAGCTTCAATATTAAGCTCTGTAAGCGTGTTTAGAAGCTCTTGCTCGTTAGCGATAATATCTACATCACTTGAGCCATAGATAAGCGATACATCTGGGTAGTCGCAGCCATGAGCGAAGGGGATAATACCAGCGTTCTTGCGATTAAACTCCTCGCTAAACTCGCCGATGTCTTCTGCGCCTGCGGTCTGTTGGAGTTTTTGCAAGCGTTCTAGCCCCCACTCAAGCTTGCGCTGTTCGTATTTGGCTTTATTCAGCGCATAATATGGGTTTTCTCTGTGTTCGATAACTGTAATTCTGTTAGCGATCACGCATACTTCTTCGTGAGTCCAGATTTCAATAACTTCGACCTGTTGGCCTTTGTCTGGTGATACAGAGCCAAGAGCAGTATCCTTGATAGCTTTGTCGCTCTGAGCGTCTAATCCGCCGTCTGTGGCGTTTTCTGCGACATTCTCAAGGTCTTTATACCTTTTCTCCATTTTGCCCGTTTCTGGGTTGTAGATAAGGGTATTTTCTAGCTCTTTCTTGCTCGTGAAGAATCTACGGCCTACATATTTGGCATCTGCGATATTGTGAGCATTTGGGTCTAAAATTGCATCACGGATAGGAATAATCTCTTTATGGACGAATCCACCTGCATCGTCTGGTTGCCACTCGTAATAAGCAAAATAGTTGCCAGTAATAACGCCCTGACGGCCATTTATCTTGTTTTTGAGCGCCCAGCCATCACGGCGAGCAAAGTCCTGATAGACATCATTCAAAATGTCCGTTTCTTCGGTCTGGTCTGCACGGTTAGGGATATATTTAACTGTTGGATTTGAGTTAAATAAGCTTGCTACGATAGTATTTACCGTGCTATTTACCATCGGCACGAAGCACTCAATATTTCCAGGGTGATTTTTCTCTGTTCTGATGTTTCTATAGAGTTTCCAGTTGCGCTCCCAAGTCTGGTGATAGTTTTGCTGCGCATAAGTCCAAGAGTCAGTAAAATACTTCAAGAATCGAGAGAGGACTGGATTGTCTTTTTTTGTCGTAGTGGTAGGCTTCTTAGCCATTGTGTCCATCTACGCAACGCCAATTACTTTTAATATAACACATTTGATTTTTTACCACCATTTGCCGTCATTTTCGCTATTTTTTCTAAACGCTTTTGGCGTGTATGTCTTGAACTTGATATTTATCTGCTGAGCTTCTTCGCTGCACTCTGTGGCCGCCATCATGGCGTATATAAAGGCAGAGCTGGCGTGGCTAGACCAATCATGCTCCGGCTTGCTTTTAAGCAGCTTGTTTTTCTCGTCATACTCGTAATGGTAGGCTCTTAGGCACTCTAGGCCACGCTGGCACTTCTCTCGGTCAATCCATACACGGCTAAAGGCTGGGCGTGCGATCAAGTTAATATCGTCATCGCCTAAGTTGAAGTTAGTCGGGCGCAATACCTCGATATTATGGAAGCCGTTATCCTCGAAGAACTCGACCCTTGTCTTGCCCGTCTGAAGTTCTCGCTGTTTGGCATCGTGCGGAAGATAGATAGTTGTATAGTTGTAGCCTTTGTTGTGTAGCATTGAGATATAATGGCCTAATTCTTCGCCAGAGTTCTCGTAGTAGTCGATCATATGGATTTCTCGGCCTATCATCTGAAACCACCATATAGCCGTAGAGTCACTAATACCTAGGTCAAACACCGCATAAACGCCAGCGCTTGCATCGTAAGGCACTCGGCCAATCCTGCCGTCCATTTCTGCCCTTGCGAGCTGATTGCCGAATACAGAGCCTGTTTTGCTTGTTAGCGGTTGTCCTAGCCATACATGTGCGAATAAGTCGGGATTATCTACACGCATAGCTTCTCGTTCTTCGATGATTTCTGGGCTTAAAAGCTCCTCTACATCGTCCGAGTTGATATGGCACACAAACGCCGTGCCACGAGCCTTGTATCTGTCCTCGACCTCTGTCTTTACTGGGTCGTTCTCTGTTAGCGGGTTATACGTCCATATAATTTGGCTACCCTCTTTGCGAATCGTAGGAACTAGCGTGTGAATTGAGTCCGCCGATACGCTTTGTGCTTCCTCTACCCAGCACCAATCTACGCCCTCGTAAGATTTGATAGTCTGCTCGTTGTTATGCAAGCCCTTAAAATGAATCTCTGAGCCTGTGCGAAGATTGCGCAGCTCCTTGTCTAACACTTTCCAATCATTTAGGCCGTATTTGGCCACCAGGTCGGCTAGGAGCGCTTTTACTGAGTCGTCCATAGAGTTTTGGTATTCACGAGTGCAGAGGCCTCTAAGCTTCTTCTGTGAGCCTAGGATAAGCCTTGAGAGCGCCACTTGATAGCTTTTACCGCTCGAGCGGCCACCCTTGTATATAAGATGTCGCCATTGTTTGCTCGGCTGGAATAGCTCTTGATATTGCTCTGGTATAACTAGCTCGATGTTATCTTTCTTCGCCATTTTAGCGCTCCTTTTTAATGTCGCCCCTATTAAAGCGCTTGCACAGCGAATCGGGGTTAGCGTTCCAATCGTAGTGATAGATAGGCTTGTCGGATAGTCCTCTGTTCTTGCCAGGCACTACGACACGCTGCAACCAGTCTAAATCTTCGGCCACATTCCAATCTTCTCTAAAGCGGTTGTCGCCAATAGTATCCCAGTTAAACGCATAAGCCCATACAGCAGCGTTGCCGACTAGATCGAAGAATAGAAACTTTGTATCGCCGCTCTTGTCGTCAATCCATGGGAATACGCAGTAATCGTAGCCCCTATCCATCTCGCTAAAGACCGTGCGGATATAGCCAGATTCTACATTGTCATCTGAATCTATAAAGGTTATATACTTGCCTGTGCTTGCCATTAGGCCAACATTTCGAGCGTTTGATACGCCTCTGTTTGGCTGGTATATATGGCGCACTAGGCCGAACTTCTCTATAACCTCTCTTGAGTTGTCTGTCGAGCCGTCATCTATAACGATAATCTCTACTTGCCTATCCACATTTACCTTTTGGCTTGTTAGGTTCTCTAGTAGTCTGCCAATATGTTTGCCGTTGTTCCAGTTCGGAATAATGATTGAGAGCTTGTCTTGGCGCTCGCCACGCTTGTTGGCTTCGTGCCTTGCCATAAACATATCGTAGTCGTTCGGATAGTCTAGATCGTCCGTTTCATCGCACCAGTATATATCGTGTTCGTCTAGCTCGTTCGGCCTGTAATCGTCTTGGCCTAAGCCCCTCAAGTAACGGTCTATCTGATAGTCTTTCTTAAACTCAATCTCGCCAGATTCGCACTTCTTGTTAAACTCGGTCATCTTATCTAGCCACCATTTGCGCTGCGGCACTAGATGGATATATCCCTCCTCCCATGGGCAACCAGTCCAGGGGTTGCCGTGTGGGCAGTAGTAATGCTTCCAGCTTTTTACATCACGATTCACGGCATCTTTAATAATTGCCTCGGTATAGTAGCAATCGCCTAGCAATATACCAAAAGCTCCCTTGCTCTTTCTTGCGATACCCTCAAAGGCCTCTCGTTTGCTGTTGTAGCCCTCTAAAACTATCTCGATATTAGTTATGCCGTTCTCTTTTAGCAGTCGCTCTGTGCGGTCAATAAGGCGCTCGCCGTCAATCTTTACAAAGCATTTGTTCTTTTCGCCTTGATAGCCTTGCCATCGTGTTGCGCTTCCGCCTGCTAGAATAAACCAGTTTTTAATCTTCATGTTTGCTCCTTAATAAGTTGTCTTCTTTGCGAATCTTTGCCGCTGTTTCTTCGTCCATCTATACCTCCTCAATAAATCTAAATGTCGGTATATATTCCATATCTTCTTTGCTTGTCGCAAACTTCGGGTCTATATATACCTTTTCTGTGCCTCTGCGAGCGTTCGCTCTGGCTTGCATAAAACTTGCGTAGTATTCTTTGGCCATTTCTATAAGGTCGTTCATTACTAGCCTTTGCTCTCTGGTCATAGCTCCCCACTTGCCGTAATGGTCATCGCCTAGCTCTGGGCAAGCGATAAACTCCCGAATCTGCTCTATAGTGTATGTTCTTGCCATCTATAACCTCCCCTCGAATAAATCGAGCCATCTCTTATCTACTAGCTTGTCTATATGCCATGCTGGCACAGGCACTTTGTCAAAAATCTTGTCTATCTTCTCGCTATCGACATCTGTTAAGTTTCTGTCAATTAGATAGCCGTTCATGCCGTCCTTT